CACCTACACCTACACCTACACCTACACCTACACCTACACCTACACCTGACCAGCCTGCGGCAACCCCTGCACCGGCTGGCCCTACGGTTCTCCCGCCTGTAACCCTATCTGACACACCAACTACCCCATCGGTAGAAGGTGTCAACATCACTGGGCTAAGCGTCACTGATAGGATGGCTGCGTTCCGTCAGGCACCTATCGGCTCTAAGATGACAAGCACGGGAGGCAAGGTCTTCACCAAGACTGGTGATCGCGAATGGACTAACCATCTCGGAGAGCACTTTACGCCTGCTGACCTGTCGTACTTTGCTGGGAGGGCTGATATTTCCGGCCCGTATGGGCTTACACACCCTGACACTGTTGTTGCTCCTCCGAAAGGAACCCTGCCTACCGGTCGGGCCGAACGTGAGGCAGCGATTAAGGCGCTCCCTGTTGGGTCTGTCATCAACGTACGTGGATACACTTACGAAAAAGTCGGGTCCGATTCTTGGGACCTCAATGGCGAAGAAAACTCATCCGCTGATGTCTCTTGGGCAGGTAGTATTCATGAGCCGGGTGTAGTTACTCCACCGACTCCGCGCCCGATTCCGCAGGATATTGGGTCAAGGCAGCGTGTGGCTGAAGAGGCACCAATCGGTACGATTGTTACCAGCAGTGAAGGCGAGAGCTACACTAAGATCAGCGACACACTATGGGCTGATACGGCAACAGGTAGTTTCAAGTACCATCTCGCTGAGTTCGCTTCCAAGCTAGAGAACAACCCGTACACCGGTAACTACTTTGTTCAGGGCTTTAATGTCCCTGATATTGCCCCGGCCCCTGACGCGAAAGCTGTATTCAAGGGTGGGCCGATGTCTCGTGACGGTAATGAGCTTGAGAAGCAGTTGACTTCGCTGCCTGAGGGAGCTACTGTTACTGGTGGACGAAACAATACAACGTTCATCCGTAGGGAGGCAGATGTTTGGTCTTCAGCAGAAAATCCGGAAGAGTACTACAACGATGCCGACCTCGCTTGGAGATTGAGCCTCTCATACGGCACTCACGCTCCAGTCGCAACTATGCCTCAGGAGGCACCGGCTGCACCTTCGACACCGGTAGCGGCTATCCACGATAAGCTCCCAGTGGGGACGCTCCTGCCGAGCGCCGAAGGATCTACATCCGGTATGAAGCGCGTCGGTCCTGATAAGTGGGAAATGATCAAAGACGGACAGCCGACTGGTAGGTTCGTGACTGATGATACTGTTAAGGTATTCCAAGAGCTAATGGGTACATCTACGGTAGCCCCTAAGGACAACCGCTTCGGCAATAACGTAGGCATGTACGCTGAGGATCTGAATCTTCCCGGAGGCCAGAGCTTGGGCGCATTCTTGGAAAATGGTGGTAGCTTCGGCGCACTCACCAACGCCCAAAAGCAGGCTGTACGTGCTGGATATGCTAGGTTCATTGAGAACCTGAATACCGAACTACCAGCAGGCTTCAGAGCCGAGCTACGAGGCGATATCTCCTTCGAATCTGGAAGCATGACAACCTATGTTCAGTTCTTCCAAGGAGGCCGAGAACTTGGACCCGCTCAACGACGCTTTAGTATTACAACGGACAGCCGAACAGGTAAGAGAGTGTCTAGTGTCGAGCACGCGTACTGGGATCTTGCTTCGGATGTGCAGGGTTCTGGCATTTCCGCCGCGTTCCTGAAGGCATCCAAGCAGATGTACCGCCAGATGGGGCTTGACCGTATCACGGTCCACGCTGATATCTCAATCGGTAGCTATGCGTGGGCACGTGGCGGGTTTGACTTCAGATCCGCCCACTACATGGCGTCTGCTATGACCGCATGGGACGGTGCATGGGGCAGGGCACCACGAGGCAGGGAAGCAGAATGGGCAGACGGCATTCGTCAGTTCAAGGAACTGAGGGCGAAGGCTACTGCCGAGGCTTTCCTGAACGGAACTCATCCGCCAGCAGTAGCGTTCTCCAACATCGGTCGCCCGACTTCAGGCGATACCGGACCTGATGTGAAATGGTTCGGCAAGGAAATGCTGAAGCACACTCACTGGTACGGAGACTTCATGTTGAATTCTGCGGCACCTTCTGCTACAGTAGATACAGCAGTTGCCCCAGCGGGGGCAGTCTAGTCCCCGACGACGAAAGGATTCAAAATGCCTGCAATGGATAACATTCAGAAACGAAATATGCTCCTTGAGGAGCTAGGCGCGATACATGATGAGTGGCGTGCGGAGATGTCCGATAAGGTTGCTTTCAAACCTGAAACGGATGAACCGCACCACCCTGACCTTGGGATCACCGACTATCAGGAACTCTACACGGACGCCAACCCTACCTTCGAGCAGGAGCAGGTCTATCAGGACCGTGCCCAGCCCATCCTTGACCAACTTGCCGCTCTGGGGCAGGATCAACCTGAGCCGGATGTAACAGCCCTGATGGACAAGGTATCTGAGACAGAAGAGTTTGAGCTTGCAGTTAATGGGGCCATTGTCCAGATGCTTCTCAAGACTGACCTCGATGCAGGGCTTCAGAGCTACAGGCATCGGGGGGAGTGGATCGCCATCTCTCCGGATGACGATCTTCCAGCACTTGACGATGCAGATCTTCTGGAAGTCGTAGGAGACGCTACAGCTATCTGGGACGAAAAGGAAGGCCAAGAACTCTTGGTCTCTGATTTCAAAGAAGTACTGCTAGACCAAGCGTAGTAATTGACACACGGACGGCACGAGAAATACGTGTCGTCCGTTGTGGTATACTTACTTTAACCGATAATAACAGCTTAAAGTAGGTCTGATGTCCGAAAATACACCGTCCGCCACTGACCTGTCCATGGATGGCGAGCCATTTGCCAACGACGAGCACTGGCGCAGTACCAAGGCAATGAATCAACTTCGTGACCGTTTCGGGCGCTGGATCTCTCAGGGAGCCAACGTCAGTTTTCGTGTGAACGGTGTTGATCAGTCTGGTGTTGTAACAAGCGTATTCGACGGTAAGGCTTACGTTGATACAAAGAATCTTGATGGCACCACGACGAAGCAGATCGTTGACCCCTCAGCCATCCGTGTCATTGCTTCCAAGGCAACGTTGCCCCCTGACGGAAGTAAGATCAACGATCCCGGAAATAACTTCGCTAATGCCCTCAAGACTCCAGCATTCCAGAAGGCTCTAGACACCACTGGACAGGCTACCATCCAGCGTGCGGACGGTTACGCACTCTCCGCAATCCTTAAGGACCCAGAGCACAAGACTGGCGGGAACCCGGTCATGTTCCAGCTTTATGCTCCCGGTGGGCGAAGCCTAGGTAAGTATGATGCCAGCGGTGCAGATAGCTTTGATGCTATGGTTTCTGCCGACCAAACCGGTGGCCCTGCCGCGTCCGCACCTGCTGGCCCTGCTGGTGGTGCCGTGGCCGCATCTATCGCTGTAGTAGGGGGCGAACGCCCTTTCCGCGTCCCTGAAACAGTCAAGAATGAGATCCAGTCTACAATTGCTAGCCTATCGGCGGAGCTTCCTGAAGCTGACTTCGCTGTAGCCTCTCGTCTTGCAAATGATTCTACAGTATCACTATCTGATGTTCAATGGATTCATGGATTCTTCTGTGATAATGAGATTTCTGAGAATATTCGTGGTGGATATAAGGGCCGCAAATGGGCCTCTAAAATTGTTGACCCATCCGGTGATGACATTATCCTTGAGGATGATGCAGAAGATACACTACCTAAGTATTCATTTGATGATGACGAATTTGGATACTTCGCCGTAGGGCAGGACGCTGGCTCCACAATGGTTCGGCAACTACTTGCGGTAGACTATGAGACTGGTGAAGTATATCAGTGGACCTCTGACGGATTCTCGATTATCCCTGAGATGGATATGACAGATGTGGATGAACCACAGATCATCCCTATTGATGAGATGACGGCTGACGAACTAGCCCACTGGCTGGATTCCGGAAGCGCAGAAGAATTTGATGTTCTGGATACAGATCCAGAAGAGCGAAACCTCTTTACCCTTGCTGATTCTGAGCTAGACTATGATGAATTAGCTAGTGCGTACGCTATTCTTGCCGCTGCCGGTGACGGACAGTATACCCCACAGGAACGATCCCAGAATGCCAAGGCACAGGGAAGAGCTTCCGGTGGAAGGTTTGGAGCGGGCGGTGGGCCAAAGGCCGCTGCTGCACCAGCCAAGGCCCCTGCTGCCTCTGCCCCTGTAGCAAACGGAGGGGCACCTGCGGCTCCTGCACCTACGGACCCCAGTACACCTGCTGACGGTGCCCCAGAGCCTACGGTACAGAAGGCCCGACTACCTGTAGCGCTTCCGGTCGTAGCCAACGTTGCTGCTCGAATCAATGAATGGCTCTCCACAGCCGCTGAAGCCCCTGTTGTAGCCGCTGGAGCGCCAACGGACCTCCCGGAGTACACCGAAGAGGATCAGGCCACTGAGGACGCTGCTACAGGCCCCACAGACGAGGCCCTGTACTTCGCCATTGTTGATAGTGTTGACAAGACCGCTGTACTCGATGCTGTAGCCATTGTCAAGCAGAATGGCCAGCCCTCCGCATTCATCCGTAAGGACGGGGCATGGACTGCCTCCCCTGACACGCTTACACTTCTTCAGGGCAGTACCCCTCCTACGGTGGTAGAGCTTCCGGACCCGGAGACGGTGAAGGGTGTTCTATCACAGATTGATTCCCACGATTCGGGGTCTGATCAGACCAACGTCTCCGATGCTGAGGCACCACAGCCCGGTGAGCAAGCAGTTGCTGCATCTGGTTACGCAATGGCTGACGGATCATACACTATACTTAGTGTAGACGACCTACAGGCAGTTGTTGCATCTTCTGCAACACCTGACCTATTCGTAAAGGCCCACATCCGTAAGCGTGCCCGAGCACTTAACCGTATGGATATTGTTCCTTACGACTGGCGCGAATTTACTCTTGCCGAAATTGGCGAACTCTCTGCATCTAAGGGACTGTATGGAGAATTCGGAGAAATTCTCGTTGCTTCAGGTATTCCGGGGACGGCAGATACTCCTTCGGACCTAAAGAACGCCGCCAAGCTACAGGCATACTGGACTACCGGCAAGGGCGCTTTGAAGGTACGATGGGGGACTCCGGGGGACCTTACCCGTGCACACCGACACCTGTCCAAATATGTCGGACCAGAGATGGCTTGGGGACTTGCACAGAATTACCATAAGAGTCTGTTTGGAGTTTCCAACAAAACCCACGACATTGCAACCGGACAGTATGTTCCGCGTACAAGAAAGAAGTAACCCTTGAAGATCATGCTACCATTTGATGAGGAAAAGATCAAGTCTCTCGACTACGACGAAGCAATGGTTGCCTCCGCTGCTATCAAAGCCGAAGACTTCTCGCTGTTTAACTCTATTGACATCAAACTCTATACGTTTGATAAGACCAAGGGTCAGTACTTTGATGCAGACGGGGACGAGCCAGTTGTGGCATCCCTTCTGGCGTCTGGCGTAGAGTCTTCTGGTGCCCGATTCATTATTCCGATGGCTGTTCCGGAAGAAGTATCCTCAGGTGACGAGCGCTCCTTCAAGAAGGACTCTATCACAACTCGTGATCTCCCGCTACCTCTTATGTGGCAGATCAAGACCGGAAGCGGTCACGAGGGTTCGGTAGTAGTTGGTCGTATCGACTCCATCGAGCGCCTTGATACCGGTCTCGGGAATGCACGCGGTGTCTTCGATGTTGGCCCGTTCGGTCGTGAAGCTGAGCGCATGGTCCGTGGTGGATTCCTCCGTGGAGTCTCCGTCGATCTTGACAAGTTTGAGGCTGTGGTAGACGAGCCAGATGTCATTGATGGCCAGGATAAAGACCCTGCTGATAAAAAGAACAACTCCATCAAGAACGAAAAGATTGTAGTTGAAGCTGCACGTCTGATGGGTATCACCATTGTACCAAAACCAGCATTTCAGGAGTGCTTTATTATGATTGAAGAAGAGCCAACGCTGGATCTTGAAGATCTCCCACTCGTTGATGGAATCTATGAGGAGACTTCGGACGACTACGAATTCCAGCTAGCGACAATTGCCGCTTCCGCTGCCCCCATGGTCCCGCCTAAGGCTTGGTTCAAGAATCCGGAGCTTACAGGCCCAACCCCGCTGAACATTACAGATGATGGACGGGTCTTCGGGCACATTGCCGCATGGCAGACCTCCCACATCGGTATGCCCGGACGAAACGTCAAGCCTCCGCGCTCCGCTTCGCAGTACGCGTATTTCCGCAACGGAGTGCTCCGTACGGATGAGGGAGACATTCAGGTTGGGCAGCTTACCCTTGCTGGCGGACACGCGTCCCTCAGTGCTTCTGCTGAAGAAGCTATCAAACACTATGACGACACTGACTCTGCTGTAGCCGATGTGGTTGCTGGCGAGGATCAGTTTGGTATCTATGTGGCGGGCGCTCTCCGTCCGGACGTTACACCGCGACAGATCCGTGCATTCCGTGCGTCTTCACCTTCTGGTGACTGGCGTCCGATCAATGGTCGCCTGGAACTGGTTGCTGTCTGCAACGTCAACGTCCCCGGATTCCCGATTGCACGCGCAATCACAGCCTCCGGTGGTGTTCCGGGTGCTCTCGTAGCCGCTGGAGCAGCGTTCCTTGCTGAACTCAAGGAAACATCAAAGATGGAAGAGCTTGATATCCGTCTAAGGGCTATAGAGAACTCTACACTATCTGTAGATGCCGCTACCGCACGTGGCCGAATGGCTGGTCTTGTTGTTCAGAGAAACGCTGAACTATCTGCCAGAGCAGAGAGCGCCCGCGCCCGTATGATGACTATTCGTCAGAATGACGAGGCAGAGCTACAGAATAAGCTAGCACAACTTCGCTCAAAATTCAATAGGTAGACCGTAAAAGTATGTAAACGCACTTTTTCGGTGTGGTAGAATTATCTTATACTTAAACAAAGCGCGTGTATATAGATATCCGCCCTTCTGCCGAATGCCAGAAAACCCCCGATGGACACTCTGTCCACCTCTATAAAATCTAAGGAGGGAACTGTGGATTCAATCCGTGAAAATCTAGATCGCCTAAGCGACCTTTCTCCGGAAGAACTTACTGCCCTACAGGAAAAGATTGTAGCCGAATTCGGCTCACTATCTGATTCCATTGGAGACACCCCCACTCGCGAAGCCGTAGACTCTATGAACGAGCTTGCCGATGCTAACGACGTTGTTGTTGGCGAGCAGGACCGCCGTGTAGCCGAGGCCGCTGAGCTATCTCAAGCCGCTGAAGAAGCAAAGACCCGCATGAATGCAGGAGATGCCGACCCAGCCGCAGAGGACGCACCAGCGGACGAAACTGGACAAGAACTCGCTTTTGGTGATTCTAACCCCGTTGAAGGCTCTAAAGAAGAAGAAGACTCCGAAACACCTGAAGAGGAGAAGGCTGAACCAGCCCCCGCTGAAGGATCTCCTGAGGAAGAAGCTGGCGAAACACCTGAAGAGGAAGACGCTGAGCCTGCTCCTGCTGAAGGATCTCCTGAGGAAGAAGCTGGCGAAACACCTGAAGAGGAAGACGCTGAGAAGAAGAAAGATCTCAAGCCTTTCGCTGCTGCTCCTGCTGAAGGATCTCCTGAGGAAGAAGCTGGCGAAACACCTGAAGAGGAAGACGCTGAGAAGAAGAAAGATCTCAAGCCTTTCTCCGCAGATGTAGCCACCGTATCTGAAGCCGCTATCGAAGAAGCACCGGAAGCTGAAAGCGCTACCGAAACCCCTAATGTTATCGTAGAGGAATTCTCTACAACAGATTCTATCACAGAAAGTTCGGAGGAACCAGTGACCGCCTCTAACACCCCAAGCGAGCTTGAATTCGAAGCTCCAGCAGAACTACGTCCTGCTCCTAAGGCAGTTGCTCCGGTTGTAATTACCGCTGGCGCTGACCTTCCCGGAATCACCGCTGGTTCCGAGTTCTCCAGCATCTCTGAGGTTGCTCAGGCAATCCTTTCCCGCAAGCACGGCATGGGCCGCACTTCCGGTGGAGACGGCGAACAGCACACCGTTGCTACGTTCTCCACTACGTTCCCGTCGAATCGTATGCTCAACGCAAACGACATTGAGGGTAACCGCTCCAAGATCAACGCAGTTGTAGCTCCTGAAGCTATCCTTGCTGCTGGTGGACTTACAGCACCGGTCGAGACTTCCTACGACATCTTCGAGCTTGGCGAGACTTCTGTCCGCCCAGTCCGTGATGCTCTTGCAGTCTTCGGTGCAGACCGTGGCGGACTCCGCTTCATGACTCCTCCGGTTCTCTCTGATCTTGCGGGTGCTGTATCCGTATGGACCATGCAGGACGACATCGATGCTTCCACCCCGGAACTGCCGAACCCTGTCAAGCCCGCTCTCCGCGTTGCTGCTGGCGTTGAAGTTACCGTCTACACAGACGCTATCCCGCTCATCCTTACCTTCGGTAACCTCTCTTCACGCGCATACCCTGAGCTTGTCGAGCGCCACACACAGCTTGGTATGGTTCAGCAGGCACGTTTCGCTGAGACTCGCCTTCTTACCCGCATCGGTGCCCTTTCTACACAGGTTACCGCTGCTGCTCAGCTTGGTGCTGCTCGCGACATCTTCGTTCAGATCGAACAGGCCGCTGCTGCTTACCGTAGCCGTTACCGCCTTGACCCAACCGCTCCGCTCCGTGTTATCTTCCCTGAGTGGTTCAAGAATGCACTCCGTGCAGACCTGACCAAGCAACTTCCGGGTGACGGTCGCGACGGTACTTTCAACCTCGGTGAGGCTGAAATCGGCAAGTGGTTCACCACTCGCAACATCAACGTGTCTTGGCACCTTGATGGTGAGGCAGGCCAGATCTTCGGTGCACAGGCTGATGGCGCGCTTCTTAGCTTCCCGAGCGACGTCATCTGGTACCTCTTCTCTGAGGGTACTTTCCTCTTCCTTGATGGCGGAACTCTTGACCTCGGAATCGTTCGCGACTCCACACTCAACGGCACTAACGACTACAAGATCTTCCTTGAGACCTTTGAAGGCGTTGCCAAGGTTGGCGTAGAATCCCTACGCGTAACTTCCGCCCTCGCAATCAAGGGTTCCTCTTCTGGAACCACTACGGTTGCTGGCTAGTCTAAAATCAAATAGTAGCAGTAGCTGGACTCAGAATTAACCTAAGGATATCACATGGCACGCAGTAACACAACCCTAGTCCCCACAGCGGGACTTGAGGTCGCCCCATACGGAATTCTGAGTCCAGCTACCACTACGTACGATCACAGCGACAGCTTCTGGAACTCGGGCTTTACATACGAGAACCTAGACGCTGGAGTGGTAGTAGCTAATGGCTCCATACTTGGAGCCAACCCAATCGAGACCGTGACTGTCATTGACAACAGTGCTTCCAAAGAGCACTTCAAGACATACTACCCTTTCGATGTCAAAGCTTCCATAAAGGTTTCCACTATGGGAACCAACCCGAGTGAGATTGAAGCCAGCGCGAAGAATGCGCTGGATATCGTGATGCAGAAGGCAATTGAGATTGAATTCTGGAATGGCGATATAGCAAAACTTCTTGACTCAGCTAACGATAACAGATACCTCGCTTCGGCGCAATCTGTTGATGTTACCCCCACTGCTGGAACAGGTGTCAAGGTCCGTTACGGGCTTGGACTTCTGGAAGAAGCACTAGGGAACGCCTCACTCGGATCGGCAGGAGTTATCCACGTCCCTCGGGTCGTAGGCTCCGTCCTGAAGCTCCACAACGATGGTAAGAAGCTCCTCACTCCTCTTGGAAACTCAGTTGTTTCCGGTATTGGTTACTCGAAAAAGGGTCCAACAGGGGTCGTGGCAGGCGCTAACAATGCGTGGCTTTACGCCACCGGACCTGTCTCCGTACGCATCGGCCCGACCGTTGTCACACCGGGAAAGCTTAACCAAGCTGTCAACACCCAGATCAACGATATCGAATATTTCGTTGACGGGTCCGCAGCAGTCACATGGTCTACCACAAACTCGTACGCAGTACTAGTTGACCTTACACTAGATTACGCATAATTAGGAGATATACTAATGGCACAAGACAACGCTTCCAGCGTTACGGGGATCGCGATCCGTCTTACACGACTAGACGCAGCCGGTGTCCCCGTAATTGGACCAAGCGCTTCATACGTTACAAAGAAGTTCGTCTCTCTCGGATTCACCCCTGAATACGAGTCTGGTGACGAATTCACTACCAAGGCCGCTAACGGCACAGTATGTGTCTCTTGGAAGGCACCTGACACCCTCAAGCGCGTTACCCTCAGCATTGCCATCTGTGACCCGGACCCCGAGTTCACCGAAATGATTTCCGGTGGTACCTTGCTGTCCGCTGGCGGACTGTCCGTTGGCTACAAGGCCCCTCTCGTAGGTATCGATGCTACACCTAATGGTGTAGCTATCGAGGTATGGTCTATCGCTAACGTTTCCGGTCGTCAGGCCGCTATCAACCCGTACTGGCAGTGGGTATTCCCATACGCACAGATGCACCTAGCCGGGGAGCGAGCTATCCAGAACGACCTTCTGGCTACTCACTTCGAAGGCTGGGGAGTTGGGAACACCGGATTCGGTGATGGACCGGCTGCACCACTATGGCCATTCGCAGCCGACGCTCCTGTAGCGTACGCCCGAACCACAACCATCCCTGTAGGGACTGGCTACCAAGCAGTAACATAACCAAACCGCTACAAAATACTGGCTGGTCTCACATGAGGCCAGCCAGTCTTGTTTCTACACTATGGTATAATTGACTGAAAGAGCATTGGAGAAAAAATGGCTACCCTATGGATTAATGCAGCGGACACTATTGACCCTGCTGGGCCATACACTGATTCTGCTGTCCAGTTCGCCAGCTTCATTCTCTATAAGCTCTCAGGTGAGAAGTACACCGGGGTTCAGACTGTAACTGAAGTGTATACCTCAGACATAATGGCACCGGTATCAACCAACCCATACCTTATTTCTGGAAATGTGTACAACATTGCTAAAGGTACTGAAGGTCTTCGAAACCTACGACTTCAGCAGACACCTGTAAGATCAGTACAATCTGTAGTGCATCTGGGACGCCAACTTGCTACGTCTGAATTTTCCTTAAGAAATAACAGCTACCTAGTGAGACATAATTCCCTTCCATGGATACTAAACCCTGTGATGGAGCTATCGGTTACATACACATTTGGTACCCCGCCGCCAGCAGCGGGCAAGCGGGCAGCAATCCGACTGGCAAACGAACTGATACTTTCTGACATGGGGTCGGCTACCTGTTCCCTCCCCGAACGTATCTCGTCAGTGAGTCGTCAGGGTGTATCTTACACTATCATGGACCCTCAGAGTTTTATCGATAACGGTAAGGTAGGGATCTACGAGATTGATCTCTTCCTTGCAGCAGCAAACCCATCCAAGGCTAAGAAAAGGCCTAAAGTGTTCTTGGCCGGAGCGACAAGAGCAGAGAGAGTTAACTAATATGAGTGAAACAGACCCCTTCGCGGCACCGGAGTATACCGGCCCAGTTGTAGAAGAAGCAAGAGTCCTCCTCGCAGAGGCTGTAGAGGTCTCTGTAGAGGCCCAGAACGCCCCTCAGACGCCCGAACAGGTCGTTCCTGAGGGTTCGATCAAGACAGTACTTAGTTGGGTCGCAGAAGACCCTACAAGAGCTAAGGCAGCACTTGATGTGGAGACCTCTGGGGATAACCGAAAGACTCTCATCAAAGAACTAAACGTAATCCTCAATAAGTAACTAACGGAGAATCGCTATGCTAGACCCACAAGAGTTTGTTCAGATAGCGGACCTTATTCTCAACACAGTTGTAGCGACGTATGCCGACCATCAGGTGGATCTCCCCGTAAGAAGATATCTGGCGGTCGGTGGGCAGGGAAGCACTGTTCATGATTGTGAACAAGTGACAGTTTCCTTTGAGCAAGGGTACTCTGGTCGTCCGGGTGCACAGGCTCAGGAACCTGTAAAATGTAATTCCCTTAGAACCGGCGTCTACATTGTTGAAGTAGTCCGCGCACTCCCTTCCCCGAACACGTCTGACGCTAATGGCGCAACACTGGTACCGTCACGGTACGGACAAGTAACTACAGGTGTTGAGATCCTCCCAGCCGATGTGCAGAGCAACCATGCCCGTAAGCAGATGGTTGACGCTATGCTTCTGCTGGATGCTGGTTTGCGGTCTGGAGAGACAACCATAGTTGGGTCTCTTGCTGACGTATCGGCGGGCCAGCCTCAAGGAGGCTATCAGGCGATAACACTTGTACTGACAACCTCCGCAGTTACGGCTTACACAAGCTAATGGCTATCTTCGTCATGGATGAGGCCGCATATAAGGAGCTAACACGCTCCCCTACGGGTGAGGTAGGCAGATACCTCATCGTCGTGAGTGCAAAATTGAAATACTTGGCAAAGTATCAGGTTGGTAAGAAGACCGGAGCACTGTCGAACTCGATAAACTACCGACTGACACGTGATTCTCGTGGGCTGGTGGCTGTAGTCGGATCTGACAATCGTGTAGCGCTCATGCACCATAACGGAACCCGACCTCACATCATCATGCCAAGAAACGCACAAACACTTCGCTTCTATTCTCATGGTAGAATAGTGTATAGCAAACTTGTTCACCATCCGGGAACAAAGCCTAATAGGTATCTGACAGATAACCTAGGACCAGTAATTCGACAATTGTAGCAACGACATTAGGATACACCATGGCAGCACGTAAGATCAAGTCCTTCGTCTCTGAGACTGAAGAAGCACCAGTAGAGCCAATCGAGTTCGAACTGATCAAGGGTGAGACCCTTGAAGCATACGGAGATGTCTCCGGAGCCGTCACACTGGAGTTCATTGCTGCTACCAGCGGTGACAACTCAGCAGGTGTCGCAAAGGGCCTCCTAGACTACCTCAAGGCGTCGATGGACGAAGAGAACTTTAAGCGCTTTGATACTATCATCAAAAGCCCAGACCACAAAATCAGCATTGAGAAGCTCTCAAATATCGTTGCATATTTGGTTGAGGAGCGTTCCTCGCGCCCTACGGAAGCGTCCTAGGGATAGGGCGCGACTTCATACGATGGTGGCCGTATATTGACGGCCACCATCTCCGTAAGGGACTAGACCTTAAAAAACTGTTCAATGAGTTGGGCAGTGAGAGGTCATTCAATATTATAGACGACATCCTTGTCGAAGAGGCCCTGAAGAACGCAGAGACAGAAGATACTCTGCTGAAGATTCGAACAGCCTTTGACAAGTTTTACACAGCCCGTGATACTGACAATCCGGAGGTTGAGTACGATTACTCGGAAATTGAGTATGCCGATCAGACTGAAGATGGGTATATAGGAATTCCGTTTGCCCCGTTGAATTAAGAGTTGGAGCACAGGTTGACAATCATAGGTTCGGCATATGTCGAGATACGCGCACTGGATACATATCTACGTCGTGACATTGATAATGCCATAAAGAAGATCAACGACGTAACGTTGGATCTTAGGGCAGATGTCAACCTTGCTCCAGTTCGTAGGCAAATTGATGAGCTTCGCGCCGAACTAAAAGCCAACCCGCTAAAGTTCTCTGCTGAGGTAGACAACAAGAACCTAATCTCCGGTCTTGCAGATGCTCACAAGCTGTACGAGGACAACCCACTACATATCGTATCACACGCTGATACAACTCCCATGGAGTCGGCTCTTCAGTCTATAAGAGAGCGTTTCCGTGAGATGCCCTCCCACGTTAACGCCAATGCCGACACAGCACGTGCAGAAGCACAACTTGAGGCTGTATCTCGCAAAAGAACCGCAACTATATCTGCGAAGATCAAGATCGACCCCGAGATCACAAAGGCTCTTCAGGCACTGAAGTATACAATGATGGGGGCGGTCCCTGCCCCTGCCATTCAGGAAGCTATTGCCGGGGTTCTCGGGAACATTGAACAACTATCCATTGCTATGGCCAAGATGTCAACCCTCGTTGGCTCTGCTGGTGCTGCCCTCCTGACACTAGGTGCAAACGCATTCTCCGTTGCCGGTGACCTTGGCAGTCTTGCAGGCATTGTAGCGGTACTACCAGCGGCATTCTCTGGCATGCTCATCACACTTACTGCGTCGCATTTGGCGTGGAATAACTTCGGCAATGCTATGTCCTCAAACGCTAAGACTGCCGCAAAGGCTTTGGCGTTGCTCCCACCCGAAGCACAGACTGCCGCCAAGTCTTTGAAGGGCCTTTGGGAGCAGGTAACCAAGCCAGCCCAGAAGGCTTTCTGGGTTGAAATGGGTACATCCCTTCAGGATACCGTAAAGAAGATGGTTCCGGTTGCCAAGGAGGGTTTCACTACAGTTGAAACCTCCATAGGAAAGATGACTAAAACGGTTCTTCAGTCCTTCGCAACTCTTTCGAGTAGCGGCGGACTAAAGATCCTCTTTGATAACGTTGGCTTAGGTCTCGATAAAGCCACTAAGGCTGTAACACCATTCTTTGACGCCATGAATCGCCTCAGTGTTACAGGATCTAAGTATCTCCCGATCTTCGGTGACTGGCTCGCCAAGTCTGCTGACAGGTTTGACGCTTTCATTACCAAGGCAGATGAAGCTGGAAAGATCAATGTCTGGATCAACACTGCCGTTGCAAACCTCAAGGACCTAGGGGGCATTCTAGGCAGCACTGTAGATATCTTCAGTGGCTTTGTCAAGATCTCTGACATGTCAGGAGGCAAGGGTCTTCATGACATGGCAGATGGGATGAAGGACATTGCCAAGACAGTTAATGGGGAGCCTTTCACTTCCAGACTGGTCCTGATCCTAGAGGGTGCCCGTAAGGGTATGGACGCTCTTGGTGGCGGTCTCGGAAAGATCATGGATGTTGCCGGAAAATCGGCAGCTGCTCTTTCTGAATTCATGTCGGTTGCTGGATCGGTTGGTGGGCAATTCCTTACCAATATCTCCAAAGTGTTTGATGGTACAGGGTTTGGTGACGGATTTGTAACCTTCCTATTTGCAGTACAGAAATCAATGAAGGACCTTGAGCCTACCTTCAGGGACTTCGGCGGGATCATGGGCGACTTCAGCCAGATCGCCTCTGTCGTACTTGTAAACATGGTTCCCGGCCTAAACAATCTTTTTGAGACCCTAAGGGCAGTTATTGGTGGACTCCGTGATGGGGTTGTCAAGACCATCCCTATCTTTAACGACTTTGTTCAGAATATTCTTGTCGTTGCCGCCCCAATTGCTATCACGTTAGCTCAGGCACTCGGTAATATTCTATCGTTCTTTGCATCCCTTCCATCGTTTGTTCAGAACGGCATCCTTACCTTTGGTCTCTTCCTTGTAGTACTTTCCAAGCTAAAGAAGATGTTTGGCGATACTGCCGATGGTGAGGTAAAGAGGTTCGGAAAGGCCATGAACAGCCTCTCCAAGGGCGACATGGATGGCTTCAAGAAAGCTATGAACGAGTCTTCTGACGGTGCATTGGGCAAATTCGGGCAAGCTCTTGCTAATACTAAGGAGAAGCTTAACAGTACCTTTGGTCCGGGTTCGCCTATTCATGATGGATTCAGCACTATCGGTATCTCAGCAGGGTATGCAAAAGATGCTGTAGTGAAGGCGTTCACAGGCATTAGCGATAGTGTAAAGCTTACTAGCGCATATATTGCCGATGGGTTCAAGGCAACCTTCTCTCAGGTTGGCGACCAGATGAAGAAGCTAGCTGGCCCTGTCAAGGAGTTCGGCTCCATGATGAGGGCGGTCTTCGCTGAAGCTCTCCTTCCTCAAGAGGTACGTGACGGTTTCAAGCGTGTCGGAGCCAGTCTCGCTGAAGTAGCCAGAATCTACACAGGCTACTTCACTGCGGCCAAGGACTCCATTATCAAGATTGGGAAGTCGCTTGCATCCGCATTCCCAGCCAGCCTACTAGGCCCTGCACTTAAGGCTCTTCCGGGAGAAATCGGCCAGACAATGGCATGGGCTGGCCAAAAGGTGGCTGCTGGTGTAGCTGACATTGCCAAGACACTCGCTGGACCAGCAGTCGGCTTTGCCATGGAAAAAATGAAGCAGGTCATTCAGGACCAATCCCTTTATGCTTCGAAGCGCCTTGAAGATATCGGCAAGGGAATGCAGACGGCTGTTGAAGCTATCCAGAAGGCACCTGCTGCTGTCAAGAGTGCTCTCTCTACACTAGCATCGTCGGCTTCTGATGCTTTTGGAAAGATCCGTGCTGAGGGTGCTAAGGTATTCAACAGCGCCATCCTTGCTGCTGCCATTAACCCAATGACTGCACCATTTGTTCAGATGGCAGATGCTGCAAAGACTGCTGCCAGCACTGCGGCTACACACATTAGCAACATGGCAACTGCTGTAGGTGCTGCGATAAACACTGCCACCGTCCCAGCTAGAGTGGCGTTTTCAGAACTCTCAACTGCCGCCAGTATTCACGCGGGTATTATAGCAGATAAGTTCCAGATTGCTGCATCAAGGGTCGGAGGGAACTTCTCTACGGCATTCTCCAATGCTGCCAAGGATCTTGCCAATGTTGGGGCAGGTATTTCCAATGCAATGGGAAGTGCATTCAATGGGGTAACTACTGCCGCGTCCACTACTGCTAACGCCGTCAGAACCACTTTTACCTCTGCAATGGGTGCCCTAAAGGAGAACTTTGCTCCTGCCGGTGCTGCAATTAGAGAGACCTTTTCTGGGCTTGGACAGATGCTGTCCCCTGCCGGAACTGCCCTTGGTGAGATCGGCACCGCTGCAAAAAACACTATGGGTGCCATCGGCACAGCAGCCGGATCAGGACTCAAGGGGGCGGCTTCTGGGCTTCTGGGAGTCCTTGGAGGCCCGTGGGGCATTGCCCTTGCTGCGGCGACTACGGCCCTTACAATGTACGCCGACAGTCTGGCCGAGTCAAAGGCGAAGACTGATGCGCTGGCTGCATCTCTGGACCAAGGCTCAGCTACCATCACGGGTGCCACTAAGAAACTGCTGGCGTCCAACTCCCTTGACGGTGTGACAAATGACTGGGATAACTTCGTCCGTGGAGTGGCCCATGGGTCCAAATCCACTGAGGAATCTCTTGGAAAGCTTGGAACATCTACTCAGCAGTATGTGGACAAGTTGGCGGACTCTTCCAGCCGAGACAGCTATGTCAAGGGAATGGATGATATTGCTACCGCAATGCGTCGAGGACGCCCGGTCACGGACCAGATGGCTGCGGCTATTGGGTCAACCAAAGAAGCCCTGAAGGGCGTTAATGGTAACGACATGGCCCACCTTGCCGAGAAGGCAAAAAACGCGGCGGAAGAGCTTAGCAAGGCCGAAGAAAAGGTTCGCAAGCTTGGGGAAGCTACCGGAACTTCCAGTGTGCAAGCACAGATACTCACCAAAAACTACGATGTACTAGCCAGTACGACGAGTTCTGCTTCGGATAAATTCAGTGCATTGAAGCAGAACCTTGATCTCCTCAATCAAAGCACCGAGGCTAAGAATAACAAAGCCAGCGTTAGCGTTAATGCTGAGAAAGCCTATCAGCAAACACTTGCAGACACTAAGACTGCCCTTGATGAGGTTATCAAAAAGAATGACGGGCTGGTAGGAAACCTCTACACTGTTGGCAAGGGATTCGACTTGACCTCACAGGCAGGTCGTGACCTCCACACTGCCCTTGACGGCCAATCTGATGCGATCCTTAAAATCGGCACCGCCGCAATGGATCAGGCGCTTAAGGCTGGTAAGAGTACAGCAGATGCTAACGCCATAGCGGTTCAGGCTATGGCTCCCGGTGTAGCTAGCCTGCGTGATACAATGGCGAAGATCGGCCTCAGTGCACCACAGATTGATGCTGTCATCAAGAGCTTCGGACTGATGCCAGATCAGATCAGAACAGCTATCAGTGTTGATGGTGCCGAGGAGGCCCAAAAGAAGATCCTCCTTACCAAGCTTGCGGCAGACTCCTTTACTTCGGGTAACTTCGCTGCAACCCTTCGTGCGCTACCTGATGATGCAAAAGCCGCTATTGCTGCCGTTACCGGTAAGGGTAAAGAGTTCGCTGACGGAAACTACCAAGCTGTTCTTGACGCGCTTGACAAGACTGGGGTTCCGAAGGAGCAAGCCCTTGCTGCGCTGCTCGCGGTCAGTAATGGTGACTACACATCATTCCTCAAGGCTATGAACATTACTGGGCCTGCTGCTGAGGATGCCAAGAAGACCATTGCGCTAGTTCTCGGTAAGTCTGTTGACCTTAAAGCAGTAGATGGTGTCAGCCCGATTGCTGCCCAAGCAAGGCAAGCTATCGACAGCGTGAAGGACAAGACGGTCACTATTCTGTCGCTCTTCCGTACAGCGGGGACTCCGGGTGCCCCTGCATCTGACACTGATGGAATTCCAGCAAGCCTTAAGAGAGCTAATGGTGGGTTGACGCTCCCATCGGGAGCAGAAATGTTTGCTAATGGTGGATTCAGCAACCTAAAGTCATTTGCTGGAGGCGGTCTTGAAAACCACATAGCACAGATTTCGGCGGGCCAGACCCCCTTTAGAGTATGGTCGGAACCAGAAACTGGGGGAGAGGCTTATATTCCTCTAAGCCCCACCAAGCGTCCAAGGTCCCTGAAGATTCTTGATCAGGTAGCAGAAATGTTTGGATTCTCGTTGGTAAAGAAGCTAAAATTTGCAAATGGTGGAATCCTTTCGGCCATGGCAAATAATGCATCAGCATCTCGGTCTATAAGAGGTCCGGTACTTACTACCCAAGCTGCCCCATCGGCTACAGTGTCGGCATCTGCTCCGGGACCGACAATTATCACTAATGTCTACCCATCCGCTGGCCTAGACGAATCGCAGGTAGCTGACTCTGTGGTTGAGAACATTTACTGGAAGCTAGCTATACAGACTTAGGACATCTAATGCATTTGAAGAACGACAAAATCGTGGTAACGATTAAGGGAATAACGTTCCGCTCTTTCCGTACGTCATCGACGGAGGGCCAGTTTATTCTGGACCCTACCGCCTTGACGGGCTGGACTGATGGCACCAATGTCCGCCGAGCCGCTACTGTGAGGCCTGTAACTAGTGGTGACTTCACTGAGCCATATACATTCTCTGCACGGTTAATTAGTATAAGTGGTACCGCTGTTGCAGCAAACAGTACTGAGCTACAGTCAATGCGAGATAACCTTATCGGAATGTTGTCTGAAAATGAGTACGCGAGTATCTCAGTTGAGACCTCTACAGGCGTACGATACGCGACGGTTGGTCTTGAGGGTAAGCCGGAATGGGTACAGCAACTTGACAACGTTGCCGTGTTCCGGGTTGAATTCTACGCCCCTGATCCGTACCTATACGGTGTGGAGAAGAAAACTCAGGCAGGAGCCTATGTCGTCTCAGGTGGACTGAAGTACCCAATAAAGTACCCAATGCAGTTCAACTACAGCGAGCAGGCTGTCAACCGTACAGTGACAAACGAGGGAAATGCCATCTCATACCCTAAGTTTGTTGCAGTAGGTGATTTCTACTCAGGATTCAAGGTATTTACTGGGTTTGGCGGGAAAGTGGTCACATATACTGGAATGGTGACTAAACAGTCGCCAGTCACCATTGACATGGCAAAGGGGACTGCTACACAGAACGGTGTAGATAAGACTACGTTGGTGACTGATCGACAGTGGTTTGGTATTCCTCCTCAAACTACGATCTTCCCATCCTTCGACCCCATTGCTGGAAACGGCATGGCTACAGCTTCGGGCTGGTGTGATATAATTTATAGGGACACTTGGATTTAGGAAGAAGAGACACATGGCATCAGGATTTGGCGTAGACAGCACATCGGACGGAAGTTCCGGAACTACTTCACAGGATATCAGAAGAATATTGGGAGCGCAATTCACCGCAGGGGTTGTCACAGGGTGTGACACAGTTACCAGTGCTACCGATATGTCCTACACGGTTACTTCTGGGGTTGTCGCCATACAGACCTCGGTGGGTGAGGTAATCCTTGCACCTGTGGATCAGGCAACTGTGGTAGCAGACGCAGCACCTTCCGCAGGTGGTACTCGGGTCGATAAGGTG